AAACGCGAGGCATGGATGAGCGCTGCAATCCACGGCGACCACCTCGCCATCGAGCCCAGCGTGGTCCAAGCCATCCGTCACCAAGCTCGCCAGTGTGCTCGGGAGGTCCTCCTTGGCCGGTGGTTCGTCATTCCCAACAAGCCGCGGTTGCACCTGGGGACGGACGGGGGAAGCGAAAATGACAGGCTCTGGCATCATGGTGGGGACGGACTCCTTCTGGGTCGCCGCCGGCTCCGCTCGATGCATCAAGCACACCAACCCCACACCCACGCCGCAGACCAGCGCAAAAATCCGCTTCATGGTTCCTTCCTTTTGACATCATTGGTCCCACAGTAGAACCCGCGTCGCCGTCCTCCGACGTAGGTCACACGGTACGAGACCGACCGGTAACGCCCACGGGGGACATCCTCTAGCCTGTCCCAGCAATCCCAGACCCTATGATGACGGTCCACGATTCGATGGATGGGACGCGGATTGTGCAATGAGCCTCCCGAGTGTAGCTCCCCGCCTTGGCCTATCCAGATTGCCGGAGGATCTCGCACCGCGCGGGCGGATGATGCAGCCATGACCGTCAGAAAAACGAGCCATCGCATGAGACTAGTGGCAAGCGCCTCCGTGAATCGGCCGATACACTTGCTTGTCATCGATAAATTCCTTTGTGATACCGTACGAGACTGTGGAGACCTCGCTCTCTCCGCCTCCAACGCAAAGGCGTTCTAGATCAAAGTGATCCGGCGGCTCGCCGTCACGCGTCGGAACCTCCATCGTCGTTTCATTCTGGTCATGATCGATCAATACGCATTTCTGTTTACCGTAGACAGGCACCTTCGTCTGCGCTCTCGCCCTATCCTCCTCCGCTTTCGCCCCATCCCGCTTCGCCTGGCATTCGGAGCAAGTGCATTCTTCATCCGAGTCGCTCAATTCCTCGAAGAATGACGAGGCGATAGCAACGAACAGTTCAAGCCCGTCGCGAAAATTGTCCGAAAACTCCTCAAAACCCAATAGCAATGGGCTTTTCTTCGCCTCCTTGTCAAAGCGCTCATCTGCGGTCCAACCCGCTTTGGCCATAGCTCCAGATGCAAACTCAACCGCCGCATTAGCATCGCTGACGCACCCAATCATCGTGCCAACCGTGACGTTGATCAGGAAATCAGAATAGTCATCACGCTTCATTGCCCAAGGGCCACGATCAAGCTGATTCATGTGTTTTTCAACGGCAGACGCCGCAATAGTCGAAGCCACTGACACACGCCCAGACCATTTCTCTGGATCACGAATAAGCCTAGCGATACTCGAAATATCACCCTCAAACCCATACAGCTTCGGCTTCAAATCCATCACTTCCCCTCTTTAGGCCGCCAGCCGGCCACAGAACCCCGAAACCAAAAACTACCGGCTGACGGCGCGATTCATAACGCCTCAACGGCTTCAATTTCTGCGATGGCCTGGTCATCGAGACGCTTCTCGATAGTCTCTAGCCGCTCTCTGATATTGCACATAGCCTCGTGATGGCTATCCATCCGGCCTCTTAGTATCACATCAAGATCATCAACCCTACGGCTTAGCCGCTCCTCAATCGAATCTGTACGGAACAGGACGGTTTCAATTTTTCGCGAGTTCTCCCGAACCCGGTCCAGTGTCTTCTCTAGTGCCGTGTTGACCTTGTCCAGGAGATGCGCCAGCTTGCAAATGACAATTTCTAGGTCCATTTCAATCCAAAATCAACGCATAGAGCGCAGCCCAATAGATTCCTATTGCCACGACAAAAAAAGCCGTTCTGTCCGCCAAACATAACAGCTGATATTCAGCCGACCCTACCATCGGCCTCCGCTTCCATCTCCTTGCACCTACGCTCTGCGGCCTTCGCCCGAGCCTCCGCCTCCTCGGCATAAGCAAGGCAAGCACCAGCCCTCGCCGATGCGTTCTCTACCCAGATTTTCGCATATGCCTCTCGCTCAAATGCCACACCAATGGCTTCGGTTCCCTTACACAAAGCATCAGAGGCATCACGGAAGGCACAAGCAGCAGCCTCAGCCGCTTGGTGCGCAAGTGACGCGTGGTCTCGGTAAGATTCGGCCTCAGCCTTCGCGATAGCAATGGCTTCGTCTGTCATGCCTATGCGCTTTCCTTCCCATACACTGGCCCATTTGGCCGATTATATTCGCCAGCAAGCCAGCCCGGATCGCGTTCCTCCGCGCAGTCTGGACACATGCTCCAAGCCTTGCCGTCTTTGGGCATAATCACCCAATCGCCAACCCATCGGCCAACGCCCACCCCAGGCTTTGGGTTTGAGAGATACGGCAGAGCGTGATCTGGCAGTAGCTGCGGTTTCCTTGGCTCGCCACACCAGCCGCAGTAGAACAGCCGCTTCTGGTCCACTTCGTTCATTTCAGCCTCCTCCAATATCATACGGTCCGTATAGTACCCTTGCGCAGCCGTTGCAAGCGCTTGAGTCCCAGTTTTTTGAGCTGCACCAATGCGTCATCGGCACCCTTGGCCAACACCACGGCCCAGCCACACGAGACCATTCGCAACAACACCACACGCTGTTCATCGCTGATCACGCTACCTTTCTGGCGTTTCATCTCGATTGCGACGGGCCTACCATCCGGAAGCCGGTCCATCAAGACGAGGTCCGGAGCGCCTGCAAGCATCCCCTCGCGCTTGAGCTTGGCGAGCTGGCCAAACCGATTCCGGCCCCCAACAATGGCCCCGTTGGGGACCGAAAAGCATTCGACGCCAAATGCCCGCAGGGTCTCGACTAGGGCTTGCTGCTCCTTGGTTTCAAGCGGTGGCGGGGTCGCCTTTTTCCTCGGCATCACATAGCCGCGACTTCGCGGAAACAAGCCATCCCCGCGGGGGGAATGGCCTCTATCCCGGAGGACGCTTTTTCAATCAGAGCCCTGACGTGCGCTTCGTTCCGCGCCACTTGCTCCGCGTCTGGCGCATTGACCGCAACACGTCGCGGCTGTCCTCGGTCCTCGCGAGCCTGGAGTAACTTGACAAGCGTGAAACCGCCGTTGCCCTTGCCAGTCGCCTCTCTCTCTACCACCGGGACAATGGCAGCCAGCTCGGCAGTCCCAATGGGACCACGCGCTAACAGCTCATTCAATCTTTCCCTGTTTTTAGCATTATCGCACCCTTGAGTCCATCCCAAACTAGCCACCCAGGCCCGGTAGTCGGCCTCGCTCCGAACATCGGCCCCAGGTTGCCATGCCCTGGCCTCTGTGTTGGCCCGTGTGGCCTGTTTCGGCTCCCGGGTTGGCTTGGGTGCCTCCTGCGCCTCGTGGCTCACAGGGGCAACCTCAGTGACCGCGTGGGTGGTTTCAGTTGCGGGTGGTTGCTCGGCCGAGAGAGGAGTGGAAACCAAATCAGCAACAACAAGCTCATCCGCGCCGCGTTCGTCTACCAGGCGTTGGATGGTAGCTTGTTGTTTGTGATTTTCACTCCCGTATTGTTGTTCTGTTATCTGTGCATCTGGAGTCACACCCGTTGTCACGCCGTGACATTTGGCCGATTTTGCTCGCCACTTTCGTTGCCTCAGAGTGTCTTTTTCCCTGCGTTTATGGACCTCTTCGCTGCTTTGCTGCCAGTCGAGATAGTCGTGGATGTGGTAGCCACCGGGTACCACTTCGAGGACGCCAGCGCGCCACAAACGATCCAGTATGGCGCCACTTGAGAGCAAGTTGCGGTTGAGCTTAGCTAGCGGACGGCGTCCGAGATACTCCCCAAGCAACTCCCTGAAGGGCTCCATGTTCGCCAGTTCAAGCGCCGCATTGCGCGTGACAAACCCATCCGTAAGCTCTCTACCGCAATATGTAATGAGCTTAAGCAAGACTTCGCGAGCTATCGGGTCTAGTGCTTTGATTTTAGGGTTTTCGAAGAATGACAGATCGAGGCGACAAAACAGTCTTGATGTTTTCACGCTAGTAGCTCCATTCCGTTTTATCGTCGCGATTCATGGGCTTCGGGTAAATGCTGGGATGCGGCCGGCCTTTCCAGTCGCAAAGCAGCAACTCGCCTTCCACACGGAGGAGGAGGCCCACCGTTTCGAGTCCCTCGACGAAGTACCCCGGAGGTCCAGACCACTGGGCCCAGCGCTCGATTTCCCAGTGCCGCATTCCGGTGAGATCACCGGTTGGCTTATGCTGATTGACTTGGGACCACAGGCAATGTAGATGGCCGACTGTCAGTGCTATGCTGCGCTTGATTTCCAATGCTAGCCGTTTGGTTAGCGGGTTTCCAGGCATATCGGCATAGCATTCGAACCATGGGCTGGATTTTGGGTCCATCGGGCAAAACCTCTCACGTTTGTGCAATTTGGGGTTGCGATTGTTGGGGTGACGTGTGATGACAAACTCCTTCGTTGTTTGCGATTCCCTCAGGGTGGCCAAGCCCGGAATCCAAAGTTCAGTTCGGTTGCTGCTTTCCCGAGACCCATCTCGGGGAAGCACAGCCTCGTCTTGGCGGGGGGCAGCCTAGCTAGACCCCAAGGTCGATGCAAGGCTCAAGTTGGTCAGAATCGGGTGTTCGGGATCTCGGATTTTGGGCCTTGAATCAGGCCCGGTGGTCGGCTATCAATCTGGTGTGGCTCTTTGGTTGGAGGCACGTACGTTCTAGGTGGCTTCGGTCACAACCCCGGCTGCATCTCTGCTTTAGCCTGTTGGGATGCAGCTATGTCCAGCGCTCAATGGGTAATCCCCTCAGTCCACATCAGATCGGCCTCGTTTCGCCCGTCTCCGGATTCAGCAGCATGCCAAAGCCGGCCGAACCACCACAGACATCGAGCCACCATTCGTAGGTCTGGGTCATGCCACCAAAGGCGCTGACCTTGTTGTCTGCGCACCACCGAGCAACCTCCTCGGGGGTTTCCATGACCGGTGAAATCGGCGTACCCTCCGATGTCGTTTGGTACATCTGGAAATGGGTCCGCTGATCACTAGGGACGTCAAGGAGCATATGCGTCTCGGAACTCGGCCGTGGTCCAACGTCATCCTCGCCATATTCTGCAACGTCTCTCTGCCATTCATCTATGGTATACCCAGGCCAGCCGTTGAGCAGAGGTTCGAATCTACCGTTTTCGTTTTTCGGATGTTTCCAGTCCTTCGGCACCCTGCGCATTTCACGACTCATCGCTTTTCTCCTCGAACAACTTGGCCTCAGCCGCAGCCTGGGCTGCATCCTCTTTAGATTCGGTCTCTTCTAGGACTTCCTCGACCACCTCCGCGGCCGGGCCTCCCGGGAGGTGTTTCACCCACGGGTCTTCCTCTGGCTCGGGCTCTGGCTCGGGCTCTGGCTTGGGACTTGGCCTCTGGGGCTCCGGCTTGGGCGTCTGAGCGGGTGCTCTGCGAAACCCGAATTGCTGAGTGCCTGGCTTGAGCGGAGCTGGGAACGCTTCGTCAAGGGTGAGCTGGCCTTCACTGAGGGCCGTATAGATTCCTTGCAGCGTGTTGATTTCAGCGATGCCCATATCCTCGACGCCGTGGACATCCAGCAATGCAAAAATCCGGCTCTCATCCACACCAAGACGAACGTAACGGCTGACCCAGTCTCGCCGGTTTTTGTCGATTCCACCGTTGCCCGTGGCCGCAATTTTTTTGCAATCCTCCGTTATCGGGTCAACAAAGCATCGAGGGACAACCCGAAAAATCGCATTGCGCAGGGCAATGGAACAAGCCGCGTTGCCTGTCGAGACGATCACATGGTCTTTGTATCGCTTGCCATACTTGTCGACAATCTGCCTGGCGTTCTCGCAACTGATCAATACGTTGCGCTGCATGTCCCAGCAAGTGGCCTGGGCAGTTATAAGCCGATCACCTATGCTCGTGATTCTCGTCTCACAGCGCAGGTTCCCCCATGTACCGGCCACGATTTCGGCGAGCCGTATGCTTGGCCCTTCGATGTCCTGACCACCCCGAGGAAGGACGTAGAAGCACGACTGCGCAATCTCTGGAGTCGCCAGAGCTAGCGTACGGGCTTCTTGCCCAAAACGCGATATCCTCCGCGGAAATCTTTTTGCAGTGGTCACCTGCATATCGACTTCGGATGACACGATTTGCTGTAAGGCCGTTTCCTTCTTTGGTTTGTCCGGCTCTATCACCTCGGCCTCTATTGGCCTGTCTTTGTTGTCCTGATTCATGGTGTCCCCTTGGTTGGATCGTTGGTTGCCTCAGCTAGCCCAAGTGACCGCGCTCCTTCAAATAGCGGTACAATTCCCATTCAACATGGTTCCCAATATGCTTCAGCACAGCAGCTCTGTCCCTTGCAAATCCGATGGTGGCCCGGGTGACTCTTATCATGACACAGATCTCTGGCAAGTGACTATCCGGCTCGATATCGACCGATGGGGCCCATTTTTTCAAGGTCCTCACACGGTGCTGCAATTCAGCACGTTCTTCTCTCATCGCACAGGCAAAAGCGCACCATTCACGCCAGCTCTTTGGCGGCTCCGGGATGCGCAGGAACTGCTCATCGCTCATGGTACATCCTCACATACGTTGACCGTCCCATCAATTTTTCGCGGCCATTGGAGCCATACATAAACAGATTCTCCTGAAACGTAGTAGCAAGTCTCGCAGTCCCATATCGACTCAAAGAATCGGAAGTCCGGAATCGCTCGAAGCACGATCTTGTAGCCATCGAAAACAAAGCATTGCCGGGCCAAGAAGTCCCCCAGACCATCCATGATGTGCATGGCATCCTTTGCAGAGATGGCCTTGGCATGTTGAATCAGCCTCTGATATTCGCCTGCGTGGGTGCATTCAAAAGCATACTTGAATCTCATGGCGTCCCCATTTGTTCCGGAGCAAAGTCATCGCTCGCTAGCTCGTACCACGTCTCGTGAGCATTCCCGCATATTCGGAAATGCTTTCCTGGTCTCACTGGAGTCTTGACATATCTTTCGTTCCTGCAATCGACGCGCCATTGAGCCAGCGCCTCAAGCCATTCCACGACATCTGGATGGTCTTCGGTGTAGCGCCTTGTCATGGCGTCCCTTTCCGCGCGCGAATCGAATCCGATACAACGCTAAGCACAGCGCCCCCATCCCGGAGCGTCTTGAGCAGCTCACCCTTGGCCTTGGCCTTGTGTCCGCGGCCATGCTTGCCGCCTACCACCTCCATAATTTTCGTCTTAGACATGCTAATGCAGTAGCCCAAATCCTCATCTGTGAACCCCGCGTCCATCAAGTGTGGCCATGCCGCGTGCCCTATGACCTTGTCTCGACTGGTCTGGGTCAGCTCCAGGATGAGGCCCTCGCCATCGTACTGCGGACCGTGCTCACGGAGGACCATCTTGAGTGCCTGGTCATATTGGGCGAGCGCTTTCTTGAGCGCCTTGGCCTTGCCATAGAGACGAGGCAACATCTCTGCAGTGACCTCGACTGACGCGAGCGGCATCAGCGCGTTGGCGGCCGACCGCAGATAATCTCTACGGGCCTCACAGTCCAGTTGGCGCCGGCAAAAAGTGCAAGCCTCACCCGGGCTGTATCTTGTCCCCGTGCCCTGCCAAGCCTCCTCGATTTCGGTGTAGAGACGGTTGACGTCATCGTCAGTAACGGTCCTGATTTCCATCTCGCCGAACCGGAGCCAGACCGTGATCACCGTGATTTTGCCGTCCTCTGGAATGCCATATTGGTGCGCAACCGCAGCCGCATAGCCCGTGAGCTGGGCATCGTAGTCTCGCTTGATTCGGTTGCTTTTCCAGTCTAGGACCACGGGGCTGTCGCCAACCTGGAGCACATCAATGTGGCCCTCGATTCCGGAGCCAGAGACTTCGGCTTCGACCATCGGGCTCGGGAAATGATGTTTGATCTGGTCCCACGCCTGGCACCCGTAGCGATGCAGCGGCCCCAACTCATCCACGCTCACGCTGTAGGATGCAGCAATTTCGTCGAGATCGACCCATTCACCAATGGCATTTTTCGCGAGTCCGTAGTGAGCAGCCCGGCCAAGATCGGCCATATCGGACCGTGGGTCATAGGGGTATTTGGTTGGCAGAGTGCTCGAAGGGCACTCCAAAAAAGTCGGCAGTCCTGAGATTCGCATGGTGTCCTTTTTTCGTTAGGCCATACCATTGGTATGACTCATGGTCAACCTTTCACGGATCCATCCTCAATGATGACGGTACACTCCTCGCCCTCAGATACCCGCTCAATCCAGACCTGGGCATCGGCCTCATCTGCCATCTCCGCGAGGATGGCCAGACTGTCCGTGTCGAGGAGCGACCCATCGTAGATGACCATCACACGAAGCTCGGGGTTGAGCGCCAGCCCCATCGCCACCGAACACCGGAGTTGTTCAGCGGCACTCGCTTGCTCCAACGGTAGGCCGTTGAGGATGACCCGAAGATCGCCGTCTACAGACATCCCCGGGACCGGGTATTTGGCCCCCGAGATCATCGCAGCCCGGCGCTTGTCTACCTTGGCCATCTCTGCAGACAGCCGCTCGGCCTCAGCCCCGAGCGTGTCGGATTCGTCACTCAGCTGGTGCCAGCGTTGATTCTCCCGGATTTGACGGTTGCGAGTCTCAATCGTAGCGAGCTGATGCTTGACCGCATCGACATCCGCCGGTGATGTGGTGCGGACGTCCTCAGATATTGCGCTGCCCTCCTTTGCGAGCCGACTCAGCTTGTCTCGCTTGCCTTCAAGCCGCGCCTCATCTTCCAAAATTTCGGCTTGCAGTCGTGAGTAGCCCTTCCTGATTTCGGCGAGGCGTCTCTTTTGCGCTTCCAACCGAGTGTTGGCCCCCTGGCGACGCTCCAGCTCTGCGGCCACCTCGGACAGCGATAACTCCTCGGTTCCAGCTTCGTCATCATAGGCGATTGATTCCAATTGCAGCTCGGCTTTCTTGTAGTCACGGTTCACCTGGGTCCGCTCGTCATAGAGCTTTTTCCGCTCGGCATCGATGGCCGCAGTGTCGATGCCAACTAGCTCGCAGAGCATGGCGCCTTGCTCCTTTGGCCTCATGCGCGTGAACGCCAGCGGGTCAAATCCCAGCTCGCCCACGAGGCCATCGAGAAGCGCTTGCGGCGAAGTGTACCCGCGGCCGTCTCCGGCCTCAACCTTGAGCACCGAACCCGACGCCGTGAACGTCCTGGTGACCACCATGCCGTTGGACAGAGTCACTTCGGCCTTTGCGTTTTTCTCGCCCTTGCGGATAGGGACATCTGGACACAGCCGCTTGCCACCGATGGCCATGGCGATGCTGCCGATGGTGCTGGTTTTGCCGCTTGCATTTTTCCCTCCGACCACCACGAGGTTGCCGTTTGGCTCGATGGTCACGGCCTTTACTCGTTTGACGTTTTCCGTTGTCAGCTTCGTGATTTTCATGATGCCTCCGCAAATTCAAATGTCTCTCGCTCGTGGCCGTCGAAGAAAACGACGGTGACTGGATTCAGTCGGAAGAGGCCTCCTCCAGCGTAGTTGCATGGGCCTTTTTTCGCACCCAGCTCCTTCATTGATCCAAGATTGCGACCAATGCACGAGAATGCGATCTCTCCTTCTGTTGCGCCGGCATCCTTCCATTCACCAACAGATGCGATATGGCCACAGCTTGGACAAACGAACCGCCACAAATCCGGGTGCGGCCCAAACCGACACTCAGCTTCAGCCAACCACTCCTTGTTCGTTACCGTTCTTCTGTTGCTCACTTCATACCTCCACGACTTGTCGATTCGGGACCCTGATTCCATCGCGGACGTCATAGCAGCCGCGAACCGCATCCTCGATAGCCTCGACTTGCCGATACAGCCCGGCTAGCCTGCGCTCAAGCCGATGCAGCTCCTTCAACGTGATTTTCTCACCATCTACGAGCCTATCCACGATCTCCTTCGTCGTCATGTGTCACCTCAGTTGATGTTGTTTGGTTGTGTTTGCAAGGTTTCCAACTCGCGCTCATACTCGGCCAGCAATCTATCCATTCGCTCGTCTGTCCCGATAGTGACCCGCGCAAACTCGATCAACTCAATAGCGGTCACCACGAATCGAATCCGTTCCGATAGCGTCTGGTCAAGTAGCTCACCGGGCCACCTCATTTGATCAGCTCGCGCACCTCGTCGAGGCTCAAATCGTAGTTGGAGTGGTGGTAGCCGATGGTGTCGCCCAGGGCACATATCGGGCTCACATCGTAAGCCGTAACACCCTCATCACGGAGTTCGGCGGCCCTGGACGGCTCAAAACAACGGGCCAGCCACCAAAGGCCGGCCGATGCCGGAGTGAAACCACACTCGACCCATTCGGCCGCGATGGTCTCTGGCGCTACGTCGCCACAAAGATGATCCATGCTGAATGATGACATCGCCCGGAGCATCGCTTCCCTGGAACCATCCAGAGCGTAGACCCGCGAAATCGTGAAAAACACAAAGCCAGCCGGGTCAAGGTCATCCTCGGCAATCCACTTGCGGACCTGGTCTAATGCAGCCTGCGGTGTGTCATAGGGTCCGTTGACCGAATCGTCGGCCGCGCAAGTGAAGTAGTGTCCGGCGATAGGCGTTAGGCTGTTCATCGTTGTCTCCTTTTTTGTTCCGGCTACACGTTGCGATAATCAGGATGATCCACTGCGGGGTTCAGAATGAGGCGGCCCGCCTCCGACACCAACAACCCCATCCTCACCAAGTCGCGAACCGCAGGGGCGGCAACGCGGGTGCCAGTCGACTTGGTAAGGTAGTAACCGCCGCTGGGTTTCCTGGTGATGCTTTCGTCTTCATCCTGCAAAACGATCAGAACCGAGCGGTGGTGGCCTTTCATTGTGTTCCCCTTGGTGTTGTTTGCGTTGGTCATACTCAGAGCATACCACCCGTATGCCCGATTGCAAGAGAAAGCGCTATTTTTTTCGAAAAAAAGTGCAAGAAAAGTACTTATCGACCGTCGCCAGGAAGGGTCTCGGACAGCACCGTGACGTCCGAGATGCAGATGATGGTAAGCTCCCACGGCTCTGCAATGGCAAGGTCAACCAGCCGACGGGCCTCCTTGTGGGCCTGGGCCTCGCTCCAAGGGCCAATGAGGCTGTCGTCATTGCAGTCATAGACGTAGTGACCGGGCTTGAGGTTGCCAGGCCCTAACATCGAGACGGCTTCAGATAGGCCTCGCACAGTCACACCAGCACCCCCGCGTTGGCAAGAAGGGTTGCCCAATGCTCGCGGCTCATGCGCGGGCACAGGGCCCGGCGGATGGCTTCGGGATCCTGGGTTCCCAGCTTGGTTGCGGTGTCTCGGATGGCTGCGATTGCTGTTTTGGTCAAGTGGCTCATGGTGTTTCCCCTTTCGGGCCCCCGAAGGGGCCCATGGCTCTGTGTTAGCCTCTGCTCAAAGTCCGGAGAACCATCCGGGCCACCGCCTCACGTGTGTCTGGGGAGGTCCCTTCAGCCCAGAATGACCGGGGCTTAGGGAGGGTTATGGGGTCTAGCTTGGCTGAACAGCGTCGGCAGAATTTGTCGTCGCTGTTGTTGGTGTTGCATCCGCAGCTTGTGCAATGGCTCATGGTGTTCCCCTTGGTGTTGTTTGCGTTGTCCATACTCCAATCATACCAAACGTATGCCTGCTGTCAACTTTTTTTTGAAAAAAAGTCAGAAAAAAGTACGTGACGACTGTGCGATTTCGCACTTCTAGCCAGGCCTGGTTGCGGGCCTGCCCCGCCCGCGCTATACCTATTGTATGGAGACACGAGGACACCAGGAGATACGCCTATACCTCGCAGACAAGGGCCTCACCGGCCCTAAGCTAGCCGAGCTAGCTGGGCTCACTCCGATGCAGGTGGCCCACCTGCTCAAGGGCCGTCGACGGGCGAGCCTCGAAGTGGCTGTGGCTCTGGAGTTTGCCACTAAGGGGGCCGTGAGGCCCAGGGATTGGGTTGAGCCGCCTAAGCCAGGGCCCAGGCCCCATAGGCGTTCGCACTAGACAGCGCCGGATCAAGAGCGTAGCCTATCTCCGGGTCAGCCCATGGTCATCCCTCCCCCCCGATGATGGGCCAGGTCCGGCGAGCGCTCTTATCTCGGGGGCGCTCGCCTCAAGCAAACACCGTATACTTGCCGTCACGCATTGTGAGTGCCTGACGCCGTGGTATCTGGCTCCCCACAGGTCGCACCATGCCCAAGTGGACCCAGTTCGACGTTGAGGAGTACTCATCAATCACCTGGTCATACGGTATCCGCGAATCCATCTGGACCCATTCAACGATGCGTTGAGATGCAGTCCCATGTAGCGCGTAGAAATCGGCCGCACAGCCATACATGTGAGCCGAGGTCTTGCTTCCCCCGATACTCAGGTTCAGCTGTGGACTCCGGTAGCCGCTTGTCACGATCAACGGTCCAAAGATCATTCGCACGGGCTCCAGGTACTCAACGCATAGCTCCCGCAGCCGCTCAATCACCTCTGGTGATGGCGCATTGTCAAGGTAACGGTGGGCCGTGGTGACCATCTCCCCGAGCGTAAAGTGAGGCGACAGCTTACACTGCAGTATCATTTCATCCCCCTTTCAGCGCGACGAATCGTGTCAGTGAGGCCACCAAGTGACGAGTTCATCCTCTGGGTTCGCTCCTTCGCAAGCCGCATCAGAGCGACAGCCCCAGAGCTAGCCGCTCGCTGCTTTGCCAGAGCAGCATCTCTAATCCATCGAGGCACAAAGCCAAGGAGGACGCATATCTCTCCGATTTTGAGGTTCTGATGCAACAACTGGAACCGCAGGGCCTCTTGCAGCTCCTTGGCCGACAGACCATAGCTCCGCATGATTGAGCCCATCGAATTCGGGCTTCGGTTGGTCCTGTAGCGTCGCCTCACCGGTCCAATAACCTTTCCATGATTCGCGTGTTGGCGTGGATCGCGGTCTCGTGTTTCACGGTCGCCTCGATTTGGGCGGTAGCCAACCCGAGTAGCTGGGTCGCCATATCCCGGTTTTGCCGACGCTCATACCACCACGCGGACCACCCCATAATGCCGAGCGCGAACGGCCCACCTTGCGACAGAGCGCGGAACAGCACATCGATCGGGTCCACTTAGCTTATGACCCCTGCCAGCTTCGGATGCTTTGCCTGGACGGCCTCATACAGACTTTGACGCAAATCCCGAAGCACGGCAGCATTGGCCACGACGAAAGCACGATACTCGCTTGTTCCGCCCTCCGGCGCATGATCATCTAGCTCAATGCGAAATCGACCGGTACGGCCAGAGACCCAGGTTCCATCCACGGTGTCGCCAGCGTCAACGATGATGTCGATCGATTTGTGCTTCTCGACTCCGATTCGAAAGCCGATGATTTTGGCCTCCCCGTATTCGGCCATATCGTCAATACTGCCGGCTTTCCAGGTCTCGGTTAGTGTGATAGGCATTGTGTGTCTCCTGTTTCCCGGTTACCCAATAAGGCCGGTGGCTTGCAGGTCTGCGATTAGCGTCCCGAGGACATCGGCAATCTCGTCAAGTGTAGTTGAGTCGGCATCGTATGACCGATCTGTCGAGACATTGGTTGGCGTGTATGCTGCGCTTTGGGCCGTCGGAGCCGTGCCATAGAAACCCACGTTGCTTCCGTCATGATTAAGATCGCCGTCGATTTCGACGTCAGCAACTAGCTGGATATCGCCTGTACTTAGGTCTCCCTTTATTGCATCTCCGATGTTGAGCTCATCGTTAACAGTCGCGGAACTCGCATCCAGGCCGGTCCCAATTATGATGTTACGCGAGCCAGTCGTGAGGTTGTCACCACTCCGTGCGCCTCCGAGGATGTTGTCAGCACCAGAGGACAGCAGCTGTCCACTCGACACGCCCAGGCACGTATTGTCGTCGCCCCCGGTTTCGAGATTCTGGCCGGCCGCGCTGCCCAGGAGTAGGTTGCCAGAGATTGAGTGTCCCGAAACACCGCGGCCGGCCTCAAAGCCGATCGCTGTATTGTTAATTCCAGTCTGGTTGTACTTGAGCGACGCGCCACCCAAGGCGAAGTTGGTGCTTGCGGTCGAGTTGGAATAACCCGCTTCGTATCCTGCGAAAAAGCAGTTGCTTCCGGTCGTGTTTGAGTATCCGCTATCTCGGCCGATGCAGACCATGCCTCCACCGGTCTGATTCGAGAAGCCAGCGTTTCGGCCTATAAACACTGCGTTTGAGAACGAGTTCCCGCTTGAGCCCTGGCCCGCGGCATCTCCCAAGCAGATATTGGAGCCCCCAACCTGGTTGTATCTGAGGGAGTTCATGCCCATCGCGAAGTTGTAGGCTCCGCTGGTATTTGAGAACACCGAATTGGTTCCGATGCCCACGATTCGGTCTGATTGATTGTTCTGACACGCGTTGAGCCCTATGGCTACTACGTTATCCGCGTCAGTCGCCAGGTAGGAAGACGTCCGGCCGATGGCCACAACGCCTTTGCCCGTCTGGTTGCTGTTGCCAGCAAGGTTGCCGACAAACACGTTGTTGACAGCCGTGGCGGTGTTAGATGCGCCGGCACCTATGCCGATAAACAAATTCGTGACGTCATCAGAACTCAAGCTACACAGTGAGGTCCCGATTGAGTCTTGTAGCTCAAGGAGCGGGTTGGCATTGGTCTGAGCGGAGTGGGCCTTGATGATTAGTTGCTCAGTGTCAGACCCTCCTGTGATAGTCAGCGCACCCGAAGCGCCAAACCGACCACGCTCAACCCCAGCAGTCGCAAACCCGAGTTCATCCTCCGCGGCTCGAAACATGCCGGTGTCCACATCGTCAGCAGTCTTGAACGCATAGCCTGGAGCTGCCGCGGTACCGGCAGCGCTGAGAATCACGCCGCCGTTAGAGACCCATCGGTCAGATGGGTCGATACTCCATTTGAGTGAGCCGCCAACGCTGAAATTGAGGTTGTTCGCGAAAGCGACGGTCATCCCGGTGCCGGTGTTGCCGTTGAACGAATAGGCTGGCGCAGACGTCCCCCCGGCCGCTGCAAGTATCTGGCCCGTGAATGCTCGCGTACCATCGGCTAGGATGTATTGGGTGTGGTCATCATCCAACAAGCCAGTCAGAGCGCCGTGTTGCGTAGTGGAAATGACCGCTCTGCTTACGGAGTCGCTCCTCCAATCGATGTAATCGTCGCCCTCGTCAGTGGTCCTGACACGGGCATTGATCGCGCTTGCGTAGGACAGGTTGGTCTGAAAGATAACCGTGCCGACTGGGCGAATCTCGGGGAACGCGAGATCATTGAGCTGTAATGAATAAATCTCTTCCAACGCACCGTTACGTGCGGCGATCACAGTCGAGTAGTCGTTTTGGCCCATAATGGCAATCATGGGCGTGTCTTTTTCGGTCGTGGAGAAAATGTGGCACAAGACAAAATCGTTGTTGGCTACCTCAGTAAGCTGCCAAGCTCCCCCTGTGTACTCATTCCAAGCAAGCCGAGTCGCACTGGTGCCATCGTATGTCCTAGCAGAAAAACCAGATTCGATGTGGCGCTGCCATTCGGCGCTGGCCCCGAGCATGTAGTAGATAGGCAGTCCCGTGGTTGATGCGACCGGGGAAATCGGCGAATAGATATCCTCATCTGCAACAGAGCCAGCATCCACGCCAAACTGAGCATCCGCGGTAGCTCCGGCGCCATCTGCGCTGATTGTGTTGAGGGCCAGACCTGCTACCCAGCGCAGCCCATCGAGAAAGTGATGGTACGAATGGCTAGATGGCGACATAGATGATCCATGCCGCTCCTCGCCCACGTAGATTGCCGCTCCTGCGCTCGTATCCCAATAGACGTAGGAGACCAGAGCCTTTGTCCGGATTGCGCTGTCTACTTGAGCATCGGTCGGATTAGCGAGACTCGTCAACGTTGACCCATCGTAATAGATCAAGTGCATACCCTCGACATCCGTGATCTGGACCGTGTCTCCAGTGGACGTGTATCTGACGCCTTCCTGGTAGTAGACAAAGCTGGCGCCGGTCGGCTGGATGGACATGGTGCGGTCAGGCGACGAATCGGTCCACGTCAGAGTGCTATCAGATCGATTCGGGAAACCGTTCTGGTACCAGTCCTCCCTCAGCGTGTATTGGGTATGGTCATTATCCAACAGGCTTGCAGATGCGAGATTGCCGTGGTCGATGTTTGGCGCGAGGCTACTTCCGAGGCTCGCCAGAGTGGTACGGTCCCACCGTAGATTAGCAAGGTCCCATGATATCAGGTCACCGTCCGTCAAGACCGTCGCGCCCACTGCGACATCAGACAAAAACGATAGGCGAGGGATTATTACGGGAACAAGCTGAACTGAGCCCACGGTTGCGTCAGACCTAATCACGGTCCCTATCACCACCTGCCAAGTAGGTGACGGCGGTCTGGTGTCGGTAAATCCGCCAGAGGTGCCGAGCCACAAAGTGGCACCAGAAGCAAAACTGCTAGTGTCAACCCCGTTGACCTTGCCGGCGCTGGTGATGTATCCAAACCCACTATCTGCAATATCTTCGGTTGCCATCCCAGCGACGGCGACGGTGGTCATCGAGCCGTTGTCTGCAAGTTTGACCTCCGGAAAGTTGCCCGTTGCACCGCTAATGTAGACCAATTGCCCATTATCGATCTGAGCGCCTTCAGTATTCTTGACACGAAGAAAAAATTCCTGGCCGATTTGCTGATTGACGTTTCCGCCGCTCATACCGAGCGAGAGAGTCTTTTCTTCTGCATCCCAATACATCAATCCTTCTTGCGGAGATGCAATTGGCAATAACTCGAATTGGATAGAGTTGACGTTGTCGATGTGGTTATCCCACATATCCAAGGTGCCGCGAACATCCAGGTCATTGCACGCGAGATGGCCCCAGTCGCTATCATCCCCGAGGCGGACCTGTAGCGTTGTGCCAAGTCCCTTGAGCGCAGAATCCGTGGCAGCGAGCCCGCCAAACCCCAGGACCGTGCCATCCCAATAGAGGTCTGATCCGCCAAATGAGCCGCCGTCATTGATCTGAAGTTGGTTGTCTAAACCTCCCGGTGGCGTGTTGATTGCACTGCCATCTACCTCGATGACGTCGCCATTCTCCGAGACTACGATGCCCCCCGTCCCCGATATGGTTCGCAGGTTGAGCGCCACACCGGTCTTGTCTTTGTAGACCTCGGCATCACCGCCGCCGATGTTGGCTCCTACGTTGTCCTCGCCAGCTCCGACGATCCCGCTACCATCGACTCGGACCACATCGCCATTGGTGTCAACGGTGATTCCACCGATGCCTGTGATGGTGCGGAGATTGACCGTCGTGGCCGTCTTATCGCGGTAGACCTCGCCGGCCCCCGTGCCAACGTTTGCGAAATTGACGACAGCGCTGTCAGGCAACCGGACAGCCGTCCCTACACAGATGGACCCACTGCCATTGGAGACAATGACCTTGTTGGCGCTTGCACAGACCTCAACTGCCATCCCTATCTCCTATGGTGGCGGCCCCCGAGGAGCGATACGCCTACCGTGACTAGGCGTGTGGGGAACCCACGAGGGCCGCCCTAAGCGATGTCCTCTTGCACATTAATCCGGAAATACTCGGTGCTTTTTCGCCTTGCGCCCGAGCGGTACAGTCTGGCTTTGACTAGCTGCGCCTCGCCAGCCACAAGATCCCCGGCTCGCCAAGGGTAGTTGTAGCTCCCCGTCGCAGCGTCAATCAAAACCCCTGGGATTGTGACCGATGCCGACGGATCTGGCCTGTCGATGACAAGCTCCGAGGTCTCCGTCGTCAACGTCTCGCCCCATGACACATTGATGGGGTCCTCAAGATCGCCCTCAGTGTAGTGTCCCGGGAGCGTCTGGATTTCATCGTTGCAGCTCATGGGTCACTACCTCCCGGAGCCTAGTCCGCTTGCGCTTGCTGTGGCTCGCCTTGTTTTGGCTTTGGTTTTGGGCCTGGCTTGGCCTTTGGTGCCACCTTTGGCGTTGCGACCATGGTATTCCAATCTAGTGTCCAGCCTTTGACGAGGTACCCGGTCCGCTTTTGGATTGCAGCGAACATCTCTTGCTCGTCAGCGATCAGTCTTGTCATCTTGGCTTCGGCTTCTTGCTTCACAAGCTGTTCTTTGAGCATCAAATTCTCAAACCAACGTTTATCGTCTGCCGTCAGCTTGACCGCATCTCCTGGGGCCTTGAGCTTGGCGCCGTTGACCTTCTTGGTGGCCTTAGCAGCCTTGGCAGCCTTGGCCGTCTTGACGGCAGCGGCCAGTCCATTCCCCACTTTTTTCTTACGTCCCACGGTTTTCTCCTACCTATGTCTGTGTTCCTACCTTAGTCCAGGTGGTTGTATAAATCCAAAGCACTCCGCTTGAATCGACCCATATGTCGCCCATGAGCGCAGTGCTAGGTTCGGTATCTTGAGGTACAATCCGGAGCGCAGATCTAGTTGGGGTTGTGGTATCCGCTTCAATCCAAGCCCCATAACCAGTCCCATGCGCCAATGCCTTGATTCCGATACTGCTACTGGACACATGCGCTTCGCCGATTATTGCGGCCGGGCTGGTTGTTCCCCCAATTGCGCGGAGCCCATATCCGCCACCACTAGCGGTGGCATTGATCGCATCACCACTTGTGCCACTGGTAGCCAATACGCCATGGCCTATTCCAAGCCCTACGGCCCAGACGCCAACCGCGTTAGAGCCGGACCACGCTTCGCCCTTGACACCATATCCTGCATTGTACCCAATCCCGCGGACACCAACTGCGTTTGCTGCGCTATCTGCAAGGCCCAAGACGCCTTCTGCTCCGGTGCCATTGCTCCCCCCATCGCCCTTTACGCCACCGGTTCCGGCAGATCCGACGATCCCATAGACAGCATATGCTGCGGCACTAGTAGATGTGGCCGTCATCGTTAGTGCCGTTACCTGGTTGGCGTTGAGAACGTTGTTGCTGTGGCAATCAAGATCGTATTGACTGAACGTCCACTCCTCATTTCCGTCTAGCCAGAGCCCGAGGTCATTCGCCGTGTCGTCATGCTCCAAATAGTCATCAGATGTAGTGTCACCGAACAGGATCTTTCGGCCCTCAATGGCCAAGTCCGTCCCTATGACAACCTCGCCGGATGGCTCAACCGTCAGTCTTCGGAGCCCTACACTGGCGCCGGTCGTGTCTTTGTCCTGGATTAGGTAAAACCGTCCAGCAACCCCAGCACTAGATGACCCTAGAGTGCCAAGTCGCCATGACCCTTTGACCGTGCCGCTGTCGTCACTTTCAAGTCTGAGTTCCGCGCGTGTGGTTGGGTCTGTGGTGTCAACTGCAAGGTCTGCGGCAAGCCCCACGGAAAAATGGAACGGATACGCAGGATCAGCCGTGCCAACACCAAAACGGCCAGGATTGACCGATGCCGCAGAGCCAGGCAGACAAATGACATCGCCACCGGCTCCGCTTGTCGCACCACGATCGCCACCCTTGAGCGTGACCGAACCGCCACTTGTCGTGGAAGTCAACGCGTCTAGGCCCCGGAGAGTTAGATCGATCCCGGGAAATGTCCCATCTTCGGAACGCTCCTGGAGCCATTCGAGCCAATCCCCAGCCCAGCCATGGAGGTAATTGACGTTGGACGCGGGGAGGAGATCATTGGTCGAATACCCAGCGGTAACCTTGCTACCTGCCGGAATGGTGCGATTCGTCTTGGTGGTATCGAGTTGCGGAATCGTTGTTGGTCTCGTCGCCATTGGTTACCTCAATAATGCAGATGACCTACTAGATCGCCCTGGTCCAAACCGAGGCCCGCAGTGTCCAGGGTGAACGGAGTCGCAGTTTCATGCCAAGTCAGGTCCAATCCGACGGCTGCGGCGCGGGCCTTGTTGACCATCTCACCGGCGACGTCACCGAGAGTAAACGGATCATCAATCACGATCTCTACCTTGGCTGGGTAATTCTCGGTCAGAACAATCGATGTGGCCCCGAGTGCATCGAGAACCCCGAGCAGCTCATTGATAGTCCCATCCGACGTGTTGGCTAGGACTTGCGCCTGTAGCTTCAACCGGTATTCTGCATCAAGACTGCCACCACGTTCTACGCCAATCAGGGAGCCCAGTGAATCAAGTTGAATCCCAACGGCATTGGCTATTGTGGTCTCAGTCAAGACCTCAAACGCGGCGTCCTCTAGCTCCTGCGATTGCTGCGCCAAGGCGCCTATGACGGCCTCAATGTTGGTCCGGCCGCGGAATTGCTCAATCAGACGACCTTTAGCCTCCTCAACCAGATCGGTCTTGTGGGTCATCGTCGTCATATCGAGGTCACTGTCATCCGCGTGGTGTCAAACACTGCAATCTGTCGATTGCCTATCGCGATGTTGCTGGTCCCGGTTGGCGTATGCGATGTTGCGAATCCCAACGCAGCATTGGCTGTTCCTCCGGTGACCAGGATTGAACCTCCTGAATCGCTAGTGATGGTCACAGCTCCGCCGCTAGTCCCCCCGGTGGCCGACGGGCTCGCGAGGTCTGTCGAGATGACCGCCGCAACCTCCGCCGCAGTAGCCGCACCGATCGCCGCGAAATCCGCAGTATTGAAGGTAACCGTCTGTGCGGCGCTCTGGCCGTCCACTCGCACCGTGAGCGTCTGGCCATCGACTAGGGCGTAGGTCTGAGTATTGCCAGAGGTGACTGTGACAGGCTGTTTGTCGATCACGAACGCCTGGATGTCCACGACTCCGGCAACACCGCCTCCGCTGCAACTCTCGAGAGCAGCACTCTCGAATTGCTTGTAGATGACATCTTCGCCCACCGTCAGCAAGTCGCCTTTCGCCTTGAGGAGAGCTGCGACTTGGGTGTCACCGTCCGGCGGATAGTCGCCTGTGGTGATCACGGTGATGGCCAGCCAAATCTCCATTTCGTCGGCACGGTCCCCGAGGATGGTGTGACTCTCGCCCTGGTCATCCACGACCACCTCGCTGATATCGGTTCCGTAGGTAGCGATGCCGGCCGCCTTCCGGAAAATCGCCTCGGCCACATCGGCATCGGCGCCTCCAACAACGGTTGCTTGGATTGAATGTGGGGGCAGGCCGTTCGCGTCCGTGACGTCTGTCGTGTTCTCGAAGACAAAGGCAGCCGTGACTCCGCTGACTTCCAAGATGGCAGTTCTCACAGCGTTGACCGTCGCGTTGGTGCCAGTCGCTAGGCTTTCCTCGCGCCGGATGCGAAGCTCCTCGTCTGTTTCGATCTCGGTACCGGTGGACCCGTCAGCGAGATTGTTGACTCCTTTCCAGCCAGAGACCGCGGTCACAATCTCGGTCACCTGGTAGGCCAGAGCCACAATCTCGCCAGTCTCCGTGGCCGTGGCGGCTACCGTGTTGTAGCCTTCCCCGAGGCCGATGTACCGCCAAGTCACCGTGCCATCAATAATCGCCGCGCCGGTCCCCGTAGGCCCTCCAGAGCCAGCTGAGGTCCCCGCTGTGACGCATTCGTAGATATTCAGGGGTGAGTCATTCGCCCGGAGGTCCCCCACGCTGTAAGCCGTGGTGGCGGCCCACGTAGTTGCGGTGTTGATGGTCACCCCAGCGTCGGTTGCGTAGATTCCGCCGGAGGGGACCCTTGCCTGTCTGCCAAGAGAGAGCACGGTCGCATTGTCGCCGGTGACAATGAGGGTCACTGTCGAGGACGTCGCAGCTAGCCTGGTGACACCCGTGATCGACGAGACCGCATCAAGCGAGGCGTCGGCAGCGGAATCGGGGTATTGCGAATCATAGACGTCATTGAGGACATCCCAGCCCTGCGAGAGCTGGTCAGCCATGATGCCCACGATTTGACCGATGATTGACGTGCTCGTCAAGTTGAGGTTCGGCCCGATGTCAGCGAGGAGTGCCGCGTTGATCTCGTCGATGATGTCCTGCCTGGTTTTCTTCGCAAAGCCAGTGGTCAAAACCCCGAAAGCCATCTATATCTCCACATCAATCACGAAGTCCTCATAGACGAGGCCCTCCGCTGTGGTAACGCCCAGCTGGAGCGTCACAGTCAGCAGTCGATTCGGGCCGTCCAAAACGGCGTTGTAGTATCGGACCTCCTCAACTCCTGGCGTGTCTTTGGCGACTCCCACAAGCACGGCCCGCACCTGGGCATCGTTGGCATTCTTTTTGATGACGTGCTCAAAGTATGGCGTGCCCTCCTCTGGGTTCAAAAACCACTCGCCTAGGAAGTACCGATACCGGATTTGCAGCTCCTGACGAATGGCCACGATTCCCTCAATCACGACAGCATCGTTGGTCGAGAAATCGAGGTCACCGGTGGTATCAAGCGCCAAGTCCGCCATCAATCAACCCCCCCAATCACAGTGTCCTCGCCCTCAGACACGCCAGTGACATCCGCATTGGTCTTGACCTCAACCAAGGCCAGCTCAATCGCCACAGCGATGACCTCAGCCATCGCGAGCGAAATGGTAGCCTCGGTATCGGGAGGATTGAGACCGCCGAACGCAGCGCTGAATTGAGCCGCTATGGCCGCTTTCATCTCTGTGGTTGGCGTCGTTGTGATGGCCATCAATCAGCCTTCGTCTTGTCGGCCGCAACCGACTGCACAGGGGCCGGTGGACTCGACATTGCTACCGTTGGCGCAATGACCCCGGGGACCGCGCTAGGGCCCACTGTTGCGGTTGTGGTGTGTATGTGGGAATTATAGTTGGTGATGTGCGTATTGAGGGTATCCCTAACTGCCTTGATTTCATCGAGCGTTTTCTGGGCAAGGGCAACGAAATCGGCCGCGTCCTCGGAACCGATGTGGGTCTCGCCATTTGGCTTGATGTGGATTTGGGCGCCCCCATCGTAACCGAGAACTGCGTTTTCGGCGTGGGCATCGGCCAGGGATAGGCCTCTTGGGTAGTACCCCGGGTAAGCGACGGCGTCAGAGAGATTGTGCATGCGGAAATCGAGCGGCTTGGTGAGGTCTCCGTTCCCTCCCAGATATTGGTCAGTCGAACGCTCAACGAATATGACATGAACAAGGTCCCCTTCCTCAAGCGGCCAGCTCAGGAAGCAACCACCACCGCGCGGAAACGCTATCGGCACGTCATGGAGGATCGGAAGCGTCTCCGCAGGTAGCTCGGTTCCGTCAGTATCAACCAAGACGCGCTGCAACAGTAGCTGGATATCGGCCTTTTGCTCCGCCACATCATAGCTCTCGATTCGACCCGGCAGCGACGTGTGAAGCTCCGACTGCTGTTGCCGGATGGCCATGCGGATTAGCTCCGCGAGCCCTGGGCTCTTGCTGTTCTCGCGAATCGTCACGTCGGGTTCAGCTCCATTTCAGTGGTCCACTCGTTGCCCCAGGTGTCGCCCACGTGGTGGGCTTTTTGCACAACGAACGTCCCCTTGATGACCTCCGATTCCACACGCACAAGCTGGCCCGGAACCATGCGCGGGTCAAGTAGGCTTGCGGCCGTAACACCCCCCTTTTCGCCGATTTGGGGTGAGCCAATGAGCCCGGTCTCTGCCGAGAGCTTGATGCTCGGGTTGGGCAACCAGCCACCCTTGGGGAGGACCTGGAGCTTCTTATCTTGGACGCTGTAATTGAGGCCCATGCTTGACGCGATTTCATCCATGACGTCCGAGGCCTTGCCGCTCATCACATAGCCCGAAATCAGCTCCTTGAGCACCGAACGGCTACCGTCTTTCTTGATCTGGTCTTCCAAATTGCCGATGTCGAGACCCAGGGCCTCGGCAGCCTTCTTGAGTATCTGTCCCGGCTTTTGGGGGCCCCGGAAACTTTCATTGATCCGCTTGCTCTTGAGTTCCTTGGTTCCATCCCCGAGTTCGATCGAGACAACCCAATCCACGGCCTCTTTTGCGATTACCGTGCGCTGGGTATCGCCCCGGAAAATCTGCTCAATGGAATCGACGTAGCCGGCCTCAATGATGACCTCTAGATCGCGTTCCTGGAGCTTGGTGCGGCTTGTCTCTTTGAGATTCCAGATGACCAGCTCGGCTTTGTTCGCCTCGCGATTGTTGGTCTTGGTGATGTCAAATCGCATCTTGAGGACTGGCTGGTCCTCGCCTTCGGCCGTCCGTGGCTCGATAATCAAGGGCCCAGCTGTGACCTTGATGTCTCGTTTCCACTTCGCGGTCACCCGTCGGCCTCCTCGATATAGCGGAGTTGGCACTCTTGCCCGAGACTCGTCTCGGTCGGCTCGGTATGGGCACCTGTGGTATCGACCACCGTCAGCTCGCCGGGAGGCTTGGTTTCAAGGGCCACACGCTGAAGCAAGTCGATGCCAGTCACGAGCCGGACACCATGCCGCACGGGGACCTGCTCAACGTCCAGCACGGTCATATTCCAGCGGTCCGCGCGGGCATTGCGGTGGAATTCGAGGGTGAACGTCTCGCCGTCAAGCTGGATGTTGTACTTGTGATCGGGATCCGTCGCGAACGTCGGTAGCCGGTAGGTGGTCATTGCGCTACCCCAACTTGAGTACCCTTGTCAACCGTGCCCTCTTTGACGAGTACCTCGACTGTCTTGACCTCGGTCAGCGTCAGGTTGAGTTCGACGGCGTTGCCCAGGCTGGCATTGCGAGGTACCGCAAGGGACTCGATGACCATGTTTTCGTACTCGCGCAAAGTAGTGACCACGGTGATGAGCTGGGCCTCGTCTAGCATGACCAGCGCGTCCTGATAGGCCTGGATTGAGCGCTTCGCAACTCCGCCACCACCAAACGTGATCGGGTGGTCGGTCACCAGGCCGCGAATAGTCACGCTCTCGGGCTGACGCCGAACGTGGTCTGCTATGTCCACCCCTTTCTCGACCGGAAACCGGGTTACCTCGTTTTTGCTGGTATGGTTCTCTTGCAGGCTCGCATCGAGTTCGATGGCGCCCACGGGGAGCGTCTCAAGGCTGGCGTTGACACCGAACCGGACGCGTTGCTTGAAAATGAGGCCTATCTGAGCCATTAGGTAGCCCCCGCCGCGGCCACTTCGTAGTTGCGGGCCTCAGTGCGGTAGACCTTTTCCTGCTCCCTGGCAATCATGGGGGGCAGTATTTCAGCGAGCTTTTCGGCGTCCATATCTGGCCCTGCGGTAATGTCGATGTTCACCGTGCTTTGTTGGTTGTTGGCTATGCTCGCCCCGGTTCCAGATGGAGACGCAGCGGTCGCTGACGCCTCCTCGGCACCCTTGCCATCGCCAGAGAAAAACCGGCCGATTGCCCCCCCAATGCTACCGAGCGTCTCACCTATCGATACGAATGTGTCCACGAGTTGCTTGAGCAGATACTTGCCTAGCCGGCCGATGAGCCCGGTCCAAAAGTCCCAGGTTGTCTTGGCCATAAGCTTGAACGCCTCGCCAAAGCTCCCGGTCTCTTTGACCGCATCAGCAAACATCACGCCTATGGCTGTCGCCAGCCCAGCGATCAAGCCGACAGCAATACCAATGGGACCGAACGCTATCTTCCATCCCGCGCCCATTTTGAGCTGGGCTGCCGATGTGATCGCTGCGGTCTTGATGGCCTCAAGCCGCATCGACAGCCAAACGGCCGCACCAATGGCCTTGAGCTGCACAAACGTAGCAATCGCCGCAGTATTGGCCGCGACAAGCTTGACGCCAACAGCCAGGGCGACGGAGGCGATGGCGCCACCCAAGGAAATCAGCGCCAGCTTGGCCTCGTCACTGAACGTGACCATATCCCTGAAGGTGGCCACCGCGGCCTCGCGATATGCCTCGACCGGCGCAAGTAGTTGCTTGAACCACCCGACAAGGTCTCCGATGACAGACTCGCCACCGGCCGCGAAGGTCATGAAATCGTCAATAAGCAGCCCAAGCAAGGCCATCAAGAGCAGGATGGCGCCTCCTGGCAAGAGCAGAATCAAGGCCAGCCCGGCCACAATGGTACCTATCTTGATCAGCTGCTTGGCTAGTGGTCCAAGGCTGTCAATCCACTCCCGAGTCATCGAGATGACCTCGGAGAAAAAGTCCACCACGTTGCCAATCACCCGGCCCGTGCGCTCCAGGAACCGATCAACGCCTTGCTGGATTAGCTCCCGGTTGGCCGCTAGCCAGCTCTGGAATCCATCGACTAGCTCGCGAGTCTTGTTGACGAGGCCCCCAACGGACTTGAGGAAGAACGTCCCGATGATGCCAGCGGTTTCCTTGATGGCCGAACCGAGGTTGCGGCTTGCGTTGGCAAAGCCCTTGGCCGTCCTGGTTGCGTCCCCCGTGGCCCCTTGCGAGCCGAGCTGGCGTTGGATGGCAGCATAGCGGAGCTGGACCCGCTCGCCCTCCGACATTTCCTTGAGACTCTTGCCGATGCCTTGGCGCATGGCCTCTAGTTCTAGGGCTGCGATCCGTGTGTCCACTCCGAACCGCTGCAATGGCTCGGCTGACCCAATCAAGCCAGAGCGCAAGGCGACAAGAGCATCGGCAGACGTCACGTTGTTAAAGCTGGCGATGTCCAGGGCCATCTCTGCGATGTTGGCCCCAAGCTTTCCGGCGGCCTCCGCACTGCCTAACGATGGCTTGACCAGGGCCCCGATGTTCGAGGCCATATCTTGGAGTTCCATGTTGGTGGCCCCGGTACGCTTGCGGATGTCATCCAGCTGCTTCTGGACGTCCGAACCGGCCTCACCAAACACGGCCCCAAACTTGTTCGCCGTCTCCTCGATGTCACTCGCGACATCGATCATCTTCTTGAACCCGACAGCAAGGGCCCCGGTAGCCAGGACCCGGCCGAGGTTCATGGCGCTTTGCTTGACGTTTTCGATACCGCGATTGATTTGCTGGAGCTTCTTGGGGTCTGACCGGATACCCAGCCGGATAAATATGTCTCTGACGCTGGCCACTATGACCTCCTCGACCTAGCCGCGGCTTGGGCCTTGTGGTGGGCCCGTCTGTCTAGCTCCTCGTGCACATCAATCAGCTCATGACACTCCAGCAAATCGACGATGGACCACTCGCGGTCAATTTCAGCCTTCGTCACCCGCAGCTTTTCGCAGAATACGGGCCTCCAAACAAACCACTCAATCCCGGGCGGTATCGCTATGGACTCTGGCTTGTCCCCGCCTGGGTGACGCCTTCCCCGCTTGGCGGCTTCGAAGTCGTGAAGGCGTCGGCAAAAGTCGCAAACTGGACCTTGAGACCCCAGATCAACCATCGGCCAATGCCCATGACGTCCCCGGCAAAATGGGCTTCAAAGACACCAGAGAGCGGCACGGTCATTTCTGTTCCGCCGATGCCAACGTGCGTTTGGCCGCGGAGTTGTTCCACCAAGTGGTCGAGATCCGACTCTTTGACTTGCTCAGATAGGGTCCGGATGGCATCGACCACGACCTTCGACGAGAGATCGGTGTTCTCGACTCCGCCTGGCTGCCCCACCGCGTCCATGATGGCCCCGAACGAAGGGCCAACCATCTTGAACAAGCGATGAAACAGCCGATAGCCGGCCGTCGCTCCGAGCATGGTCATCTCGTACCGATGCCCATCGATTATGGTGCTTTGTCTATCGCGTGCCACGGTCACGCCTCCTGTCTAGCTGCTAGTTCCCACCATGGTTGGCGTTGAGATTGTCGGTCCGGAACACCCATTCACGGCTGGTTGCTTCGCGATTGAGTTCGGCGGTTGGCGCCTTCTGGATCCAAGCGGTCTCGCATTGGAACAGTGACGTCCCGGAGTTGTCTTTGATGATCAGCGGCTTTCCACCGGTCCCCCCTGGGGTGTTGATGTCTAGGTTTCGCTCTGCAGTAAGCAGGGCATTTGTGGCACTCGATTGCATCAGAGCCGCCGTGATGGTTGCCGACTTGTTGGAGGACTTCGAGCGCGTCCCCTCGCCATCGACTCCTACGGCAAGGGCCCAATCATCCTCATCATGCTCAACGGTGATTGCCGCATCCTCGGCAAAACCGGTGACTGCAATGCTCCCGTAGACCATTGACACATGCGCTGGATCGTACGTTTTTACGGCCATTGTGTTGCCTCCTTATGCGCTAACGGTGCCAGTTACGGTCACAGTGTGGATGGCGCCGGTGAGGGTTGCCGAGAAATCGATATCCCCGAGTGCCCGCGTCGCCTTGGTGGTCGAGGAAATCGTGGTGACATCGGGGACGGTGACCAGGTAGCCAGCGTTGATGACCCCTGCGGCGACAGCCTCGTCAAGCTGGCCGCGGACCTCGTTTTCAAGGGCCGTGATTCCGGCTTGCGTGTAGGGGATTTTGTCCGAGTTGGCGAGGAGGTTGATGATGCGCTCCTGGATGCGCACCGTCAGCCAGTCGATTCCGCGAGTGATGTCGAGGTACCGACCACTTGCAGCCCAGCCCTCCTGGGTCAGATTGAGCCCCTTCGTGGCCGTGTAGTAGTTGCCCTTGTCGCCCTCGATATTGCTGATTTGAGTGTCCGTCAGGATGTCTGCACTCACCCCGGCGAGAGTCTTGTATGCCCAAGTGGCCTCGCCAGGGTCCTTGGCAAACATCTTGCCCATCCAGGCTGCGTTTGCGAAGTCGAAATTGTCGCCGTTCCAAATGCCAGCGGTCCGCGCGTAGGCCGCGGTGTTGAGTGTCTCGAACAGGTTCCCCGCGGTCCCAGCCTGGACGTCTGAGTCCGAGGTTTGAGCCACATACAGCTTGCGGTCAGCCTCGACCACAGCGGCAAGCGCCACAATCTCAAGCGTTGCCGACGAAACGGCGAGCACCCCGTAGAAATCGTTGTCCTCTAGCTTGATGTTGGCGTAATCGGTCGCGATTGCAGCAGCCACCGTCGTGTCATCTTGGGTGAGGAGGTTCCGCGTGAGCGAGAGGCCGAACAGTACCCCATCGACGTCCTCGGTCAGCGTGATGGTGCCGTCCGCATTATCCACGGCGGTCACCGGCTCGGCTCCAGCGTTGATAGCTGTAAACAGGGCTGTTGCGATGGTGAGGTTGGTTGCCGCGGCCCCAGAGTCGATTGTGAACGCAGTCCCGTTGATGGTCACCGTGTAGTCAGTGTCATCGACCACAGATGCCACGGTCACGACGCGAGTCATCGTTGACGGTGTCGAGGTCCGACGTCCAACCTTGATGCTTGCCACGCGAGGATTCTGAGCAAAGATGGCCGTGGCTGCCAGAACCGTCGCTCCAGCCGCAGCAAAGCCGTCTAGCACCATGGCCGCCGTGCTTGAGTAGGTCCGGACCAACTCCGGGCCCCAAGTCGCCTCGTGGGTCATGATGAGCGGCGTTCCGAACCCGGTCTGGGTAACAGAGGCGTCCTCAATCGTGATGGATACTGTGACGATGTTGTCAGGATTTGCCATTGCTAGGCCTCCGCCTCATAGGGCTCGGTGATGGTTTCGTCGCCGGCATTGTAGGTGCCGGTACCGGTCACGGTATCGACGTATCCGAGGTATTCGGTAAGCTGCGAGATTGTTCGCATACGAACATCCATCGTGGCTCGATTTTCCATCGCGTCCTCGACCCGCTCCGAGATGTCCTGAATTGCCAGCTCCTCGATGATGGCGATATCAACCGCCCGGAGCTGGGCCTGGACGGTAGGGAGCCCGAGGCTCGCTTGCAGGATTGAGAGCGTGTTGAACGCGTTTCTGTCTGGGTCGCTTCCGCGGTTGTCCGTGCGGGTGTTGCGGTCGAATGCCTGGACGTTGAGGGTGAACTCCCGGCGGCCGACTGCCGTGATTGCTACCTCGTTGCCGATGTCATTGTTGGCCCAGGTCATTTGGTCGCCATCGTAGTCATCGGTGACCACCACGGTGAACAACTGACGGATGGTCGGATTGACCGTCTCAAAGTCGCCTTGGACGTCGAGGTCCGTCACGTTGTCTGTGGTAGAGACTGGCTCGGAGCCCGCATCGATGGCAGCCTTGAGCCCGGCAGTGATTTCGGCAACCGTGGCATCCGCATCGGAATCGTAGACAAAGGCAGTCCCGTTGAGGGTCACCGTGTAGCGTGTCGAGTTTTGGGCCACAGGTGTGATCTTGATGTCGCGGGCCCGGGTCAAGTCGATGGACCTAGTGACCTCCTCGACCCCGCCTTCGCGCGGCATCGCAAGGACGTCGAGGAGGATATACGGGTAGTCTGGCCTTGCCTCGTCTTGATCAGCCCAAACCGTGGTGATGCCTGTGGCGCCATAGGCCCACGAATAGAGGGCCGCGTAGATGTCACCCCAGGGGATAGGCTGCGCCAGCACCATCAATCGTTCTCCTTGATGGCAATGACTTTGTAGTAGGCGCCATTGGGATCCCAGTCCTCGACGGTCTGAACCACGTACTCCTGGCCCCGATAATCGATTCTGTCTGCCCTAACCTTGCCTTCAATGTCAATACTGAGCAATGGGCACCGCGTGTAAAGCTTGATTAATGCCCTATCCCGGATTAGTTCCGGCATCAACTGGCGCTCGCGTCCAGTGAGGGGTTGGACGTTGACATGGGTCAGCTGGAAAGTCTCGACGTCCGCAACCGTGGCTATGCCGTTGACGAAGCTCGCCGGCTCGTTTGTGCGCCGCACCGTGATTGGCGTCTTGAAGTGGCTGATGATGCGACCAATCACCAGCGCCTCACTTTCCACGTGATCGAGTTTTTTAGGATACCCAAATCAATCAGAGGCTTAGTGCTTTTCTTTTTTCTGCGATCGATAGTTACTTGCTTCAGGGGTTTGAGGCCTATCGACCGGTCGAGGGTTTGCTTGACTTTGGAGACACCTAATTCACCCACCTTGCCGAGCTCGGTCTTGACGTCGCTCTCGATGGCAGCTCGCTTCGCGCCTTTCGCTAATTCCCGCTGGAACAGGGCCACTTCGCGATCAGCCGTAGAACGGAGATAGGACCTCTGGGGTATGATGCCATCCCTAGACCCAAACTCGTGAACAGACGCAATGGCCAGATTCGACTCACCAAACTCCCGCTCATCGCTCGCCTCTGTGCCCTGGACACCGATGCGAACATGAGGGCCAGGGACCAAAGCTCGAACCCGTCTCAAGATACTCCGAAAACCTCGGTCGATGTCTCGGACTGTCTTAGTCACTGCAACAGGTCCCCAGCACTCGCGTCGGCCAGATGCCTGTTTTCAATTCAAGGTAGTACCTCCCGTAAGCGGTACTCGCCATGAACGAATTGCTTGCGGCTTCAGGGATCTTGTACGAGACCGTAAGGTCCCCCACCTTTTCCATCGACACGGGCCCGGCGGCGACGTCTCCACCGGACCGCAGCTGGCACTCAATCTCAAGGAGATGAGCCGTCAGCCAGAGCGTTGCATCATCCGCTTTCTCCCCCCATTGGGTGCGGTTGACGCGACGCTCGGCTTGGGCAAGGAACCGCTCAATGAGCTGATCACTGCAGCTCGCAAACGCAGAAAACGTGTCTCTGACGTCTTGAGCAGTAACGGCCATTAGTATTCACCATCTCCGGCCACAGCCGCTTTCTTGAGGGCCTCTAATCTGGAGTGGATGGCAATTTGGACCGTGGTCCGATGCTCGCCCTCCAACAGCCCATGGAGATACTCGATATCCTCGCTTTCTTTGACGGCCACAACCAGGTCCTTCGCGCGCGTAGGCTCTGGAGCAACAGGGGTCTCCGGCTCGGTAGACACGGTATGCTTGGACTGGCTTTCGGTTGATTCGTCAACCGGGCCAGAGACCACCTGTATCAGATGCGAGCTGAGGAACACGCGCGTCATCTTGTTTTCTAGGCACTCGCGCCACAATGACGGTTCGACGTCATTGTGGCCCGGCTCAAGCTTGACACCAGCGGCCAGCTTGAGCCTAGGCCCGCTATTCTTGATCCGGACCATGGCCTACAGGCCGTCCAAGTACCGGCAAGCCACCGGGTAATAGACCGCAACGCCAGCGGTCCGACTGTGGCAGTTGACGACAAATTGGAAGTCCCGAGCCTGGACCGGGAGCTGCTCAAAGTCCAATGGGACCTCGTTTTGCATGATATCCGGTCGCCGCGGGTACATCATGGCTCTGGTCACGCCAGCCGCGCCAGCGTCATCGATGCGATACCAGGGCTCGATATTGACCAGCCCGGGGAACTTGGCCTTGATGAACTCCAGGATGGTTGTGTCCGCGGTGTCGGCCCGCGGAGTTGTGGCGATGTAGGCCCAGCGGGCCACCGGCAGAATCAGCGTGTCTGGACGCTCAATCTGGAGGGTGTCCGTGACGATGTCCTGATACATCGTAGAGACCTCACCGATGATGGTGGCAGCCGTAGCTGGCGCGAGCCACGAGCCAGCGGACGCGTTGATTGTCACGTTGGCATCGTTGAGCGCGCCGGTGGCAATCCCGACAAGCGGAGCACCAACGGCCGCGATTTCATCCATCTCGCGCTCGATGGCCCGGCGGCAAGCCGCGCCGCGGCGCTGGTTGAGGTTCTTCCCAGCCATTTGGGCTGACTTAACGTCCTGGACCGTCCAGCCATAGGCGGCCTCAATGGGTCGCACCGGGCGGGTAAACTCCTCCCCAGCGATGTCGACGCGGGGAGCATGGTTGCTGTGATGCGAGCCGACGCGGGCCCGGCCTACCTCGCGATATTGCTCGTAGGTGACCGTGACCGCTCCGGGATCGGCCGCAGTGCTTTGCGGAATGAACTGCCTATACATCAAATCCGGGTATTTGATGTCGTAGGTGGTGGAATACACGAATTCGAGTTGCCTTGCGAAAAAGGCGCTCTCTGCGGCGTCGAGATTGTAGTATCGCATGTCTGCTACCTCTCTTTACGGGATGTTAAGCTCAAGCAAGGCGACTCCGGCCGCTGCGGAGCCTTGGAGCCATTGAGCGTTGGCGACGAGGTCACACGTCGGAGCAGACGCGGTTGTCTCGACGATGGTGAACAGGCCAGGGCCCGAGGAGACATAAGTCGCTCCGAGTCCGGCTTGCTGCGATGTCAGGATGAGCGTGGTGGTTCCAGTCGCCACGACGCGAGCCGTGAATTGAGCGTCCAGGGCCATGGCCGCTCGAATCCCATCACAGATCTCGGTAGCCGTCGCCGTGCCATCCGAGAGGTACTCAAAATGATAGTCCTCGTCGCCGATGTGGACGTCCACCGTGTAGTTCGTGTCGTTGGCCACCGTGGGGGTGAGCGTTGAGACCTCAGCAACGCCATCGGCGTCATTTCGGAAGGCCCCAATCTCGGTCCCGGTCCCACTCGTGTGGCGGAAATAGACCGGATCGCCAACAGCGATTGCCTCCTCGACCCGAACCCAGATTCGACCGCGCCGCAGCACCGTGGCCATCTCAAGGAGCGTCACTCCCAGCGGATCTGCCAGCGTCGGGTCTTGCTGCTCATGGGTATGGATCAAAACACCCACCGGGGCCTGACCGGCCGCGGAAAAGATGTCGAATTGATCCCCGGGGTTGGTGGCATCACGCCGAACCATGATGCCGAATCCCTGGGCCGCAGCTGCGCCGTTGGCTAGCGGGATCCCGAACATGTCGCCATCGGGGTCAGCAAGCAGCCCGCGATACCCAACCGCAGGCTCTACCGTATATGCCGTTTGTGCCATCTGAATCTCCTGGTTAGGTTGCGGGCTGGCTGGCCACGATCGGCGAGCGCCCCAGGCTTTGGTTGTGTTGGATCATCCGCTCACGGGCTGACATGCTGTCTGTCTTGACCGTGGTGACAGTTTTGGTCCGAGGCTTATCGGGCCCGGCTGGTAGACTGCCAGACTTTTTCCAGGCCTCAACTGCGGCATCGTAGCGAGCCGCAAGATAGCTCGAATCCGCAGCGTCAAGCTTGTCTTTGGCATCCGGGGACATCTTGAGAACGACCGCCTTGCGGATGTCGACTTCGGCCATGGTCGAGAGATCAAGGTCGTCTTCTTTGAGGACCTCGCCGGCAGCGGTCTCTAGAGCTACGCGAGCCCTGACCAGCTCCTGGACTTTGGTGTCCGAGGCGTCATCCGCGCGGGCCTTCTTTTCGGCTGCCAAGTCCTCCTCAGCTTTGTCCGCACGGGCCTCGGCTTTGGCCAACTGGGCTCGCAGCTCGGTCACAGACTTGTCTGCCGAGTCCAGCCTTTCGACCATCTTGGCCACCGCTTGCGCGGCCTGATCGCCCATCTCAAAGTCAATACCGTCGATCTTCATTTTCCGTCCTCCAACTGGACCGGGCGCCGGCCCGGTTGGTTCGCTAGTTTCATCCACTTGTACCGCGTCATCTGCATCGAGATGCAATGTGGCGTCAGTCCCGGCCCTTCCACGGTCAACTATTGCTACGTGGTTGCCGATGATGTTTCGCTGGATGGCATCGTATTTGAGGCCATCTGGAACCCCTTCGATTCCTCTCGTGGTGCCGGCTTCAAAATCCAAGTCGCATGTGTAGCCGCATGACAATTGGTTCTTCCCGGCTTTGGCGGCCTCGATGGTGTCCGCATCGGTAATGAGCACCCGAGCGGCCACATAACGGTCATCCTTCTGGACGCGCTTGACGTTGCCGGCTTGCCACTTCCTGGTATTTTTGGCGGTCAGTTTCTCGCGCGGATGGTTGTTTGTGAGAGGCACGTCCTCAAATGAGGACAGAGCGTCATCTCGAAAGACCTCCTCGGGGAGACGAAGCTCACGCCGGATGCTGCCATCCTTCAGCCGGTAAGGGAACACGCCCACCTTGGTGATGCGAGCATCACATCGGAGGTAACCGTTGGGCGTCTCGACTGGCCTTGAGAATTCTCCGGCATCGTACCGTAGCACATTGGTCCCCTTGTCTATTGCGTCGAGCTTCGGCGTGGGCTGTTGTGCTCTCCGGCAAGCATTGCGGAGAGTCTCGTGGGCGATTGCCGCTGCCTGGTCTGGGTCTCGCCCAGCCCGGATCTCCTGGGCAACATTGCTCCGGTAGGCATCCAGGCTGCATCGCTCGTCTAGAGGCATCGACCAACCCCGTGCCAAAACAGTGAAAAACCGTCAATACCAGGAAGATATGCCACATCTCCGGTTTGAGCATACTTTGGAGCCTAGGTCAAGGATCTGTTTTGGATGGCGCCATACCAAACGTTTGGCCGAAGATTCGCCTCGGAGCAATCTTTCATCGTTTTGGCCGAAACGTTTTTTATCGGCATCGGCCTCGGTAAAAAACGTTTGGCCGAAGATTCGCCTCGGAGCAATCTTTCATCGTTTTGGCCGAAACGTTTTTTATCGGCATCGGCCTCGGTAAAAAACGTTTGGCCGAAGATTCAGCGCGGAATTGACTATTTGGTCTCTTTGGCGTGAGCGGCGGAGAACCCGTGGCTATCATCAACCTCGCCGGTGCGCATCCGGAGCTGGATTTCTAGCTCCTCTTCTGGCGTTTCCGGAAGCTCTAATTCAACCTCCTCGCCATCGACCGTCCTGTACTTGCGCTTTTTCATGTCATGACCATCCATTCCGCCTCATTCCCAGCGGATCCATTGTGCCAATGCTTCATTTTGTGGCCATTGAGAATCCTCTCAACTGGCACGTCCTCGACAAGCACCTTGCCACCGCGGGCAAATGACTCTGCGATGCTCTTGTCTGTGGTCCACGACTCGATGGCCCCCGGGTGCTTGTACTCTTGCACTATACCACGATAAAGCCGAATTGTCTTGACATTCTGCTTTTTGAATTCTGCCTGGGTTTTCTTCCACATTCTCCTTGCGGTTTGCCGTGCCCCACGGAGTTCCTGGGCTGAATATTGCCATGGATCACGCACAAATGGGATGCCATCTAGCCCAAACTCCTCTTTGGCGCCCCACTTGAGGGCCACCGAACTACGCGTGTTGGAACTCTCTACCCAGCTATCAACGGCATCAAACTCGATCCCATCTTTGGGGTCAATCGGCCTATTGCCTCGCCTCGATACATCAAACGGCGACTTGGCCTGGCCCTTTTTTCTTGACTCGACCTTGGCAATCTCGAAGTCCTTCACGGCCTTTTGCAGCTTGGCTTTTTCGGCTGCGAGGGCTTTCTTTTCGGCGAGTTCAAATGCCGAAAGGGGCTTAGGCGATGGTTTTGGAGCAACCTTTGGCTTCTTGGCCTCGGCAGCCTTCTTGGCCGCTTTCTTGGCCTCAATCTCGGCTTTGACCTTTGCCTCCGCCGCTGCGAGTTTCGCCTTCTGTTCCTTGGCCGCTTTCTGCTCGGCAGCCTTCTTGGCCTTGGCCTCGGCCAGCTGCTTTTCTGCAGCTGCGAGTCTCGCTTTGGCCTCTGCTGCGGCTTTATCGTCTGCGGCCTTCTTGAGAGCGGTTCGCTTGGCTTTCGCCTCAGCCGCCTTTGCCTTGGCTTTGGCTGTCTTGGCTTCGAGGGCTGCTGTTCTAGCCTGGACCTCGGCCAGTGTCGGCTTAGGCTTTGCTTTCGGCTTCGGGGGTGGCTTCGGAGCAGCTTTGATCGGCTTGATGGGCCCGGCCTTTTTGGTGGGCACCTTGGCCGCAACGGGTTTGGGAACTGCAACAGCACCCTTCGGGGCGAATGGCGCTGGTTTTGGCGCTGGAGCCGGAGGCTTGGCCTTGCGCTTCAACAGCCGCTCCTCGGCAGCGCTCTCTCTGGCGACTCCGGCCTTGGCACCATACCGCTTGCGCGCCGCAGCCCGCTTGGCTTTCATCTTCGCCAAGATGGCCTTTTTGTCCTCGGGTTGCGCAGGGATGCCTTCTAGCACGGGTTCGGCCGAACATCGGCAGTTGAAATCGTGCCCAGGGTGCCCAGTGTCTGCTGGAGGGTCATCCCAGCTGTAAACATTGCCTTCCTTGAGTCGATGCGTGGGCCGCACCCGTTCATCTCGGCTTGTGCGCCAAGTGTACTGCTCAACCCCTAGGCCGGTCTGACGCATTTGCGTCAGGGCACCGTTGAGCTTGTTCGTCTGGTCACGAGCGATGAATCTAGCGCGCCACATTGAAACATCGAATTGCTTCTTGATGTCCTGCGCGATGACCTCCGGCCTTGCGCCGGCCTGAACATTGCGCCGCACGCTATCCATCACCTTGCCGACGTAATCGCCGGAGAGCGACTTGATGAGCGAGACATTCTGCGAGAGATGCAGGTCCAGGATGGACTTCAGACCGGCCTCATTTGGGAACGCATCAAAGCCGATCATGCGCCGGATTTGCCGCGCTATCTGCATCCGATTGAACTTGCTTGTCTCACCAGAATAGCGCGAAACCAGCTGGTCAAGGGCCCGAAGATGCGTGTTGTCCATCCGCACCGTGACTTGATCCTGGATGCCCTGGATGACGGCAGAGACATCGGCCACATCCTTTTTCAGCGGATCATTGTCCAAGCCTCGGCCGTGGACGGTCTCGTGACACAAACGACACAGCCACCGGACTTTGGTGGCCTTGTTGTAGTCACTATGGTGAGCATCAACCTTGCCGGCCTTCCCGCAGCGCTGGCATTTGCTGGGTCGCTTAACCTCGCCCCGTCGCATGGCGTTGCGCAGGAGGTCATTCTCACGGCGCTTGGTATCCTCGTGTAGCTCATCCCCACGCAAGCCGCTCTCTCGAGAGATGCGTCCCAGTTCCGGAACAAGCAATTCGTCGATGTCTGTCCGGATGGCCTTGATGATTCCCACAAGTGCCGAGACGTAGCCGCGCTCTGCGGCGAGCGGAAATCGCTGGATGGTCGGCCGCTTGAGGCGGAACGGCTTTTGGCCCATCTCCCTGGCTAGGTTTTGGTGCGTCTCGACGAAATTGGGGAGAAATCCTGGCATCGTCAGTCACCTGCATCATCAGGCGCGTCGAGAAGGACGCTCACATCCCCGCAATCGCGGAACGGAAAGGCGTACAACCCTGGTCCACTGTGGGCCTCGACGCCAAGCCTGTCGACACCAATCGTAGTGATATCATCAGAGCCAAAAATCTCAAGCAATGCCTGGACCTGCTCTCGATTGAATTCAATCATCCCCATCTACCTTGAGCCATTCGGTGATAACCTCCATACCACATTGCAGAATGTGGCCATCAAGCCGCTTGAGTGGACACTCACCGCATGACGTCCCCCACGGCGAATCGGCGTTACACTTGGCCACCTTCAGGAACGCCTCAAGCCGAGCCTGAAGCGTTGGGTATTCCTTGGCCCATCGGACCGTCATGGCTCCCCCAGGATGGATTGTTCCGCCCATTCCAGCGCGTGCCGCAGGAACATGAACGCCTTTATCTTCTCTGGGCTCTTTGGGCATGACGATTCAATGGTCATCGCAAACTCGCGGCCTTTTTGCTCAACCTTAAGCAAGGCAGCTTGCCTCGCATTTTTCTCCTTTGGTCCCACTAGAGCCCCGCAAGCGACTTGGCTGGAGCGCCGCGCAAGCGCATCTCGCTAGTGAGCGAATCGATCCATTCCAGACAAACCTTGATCGTGTCGGAGTCCCCCTTGCGCTTGGCAGAGACCAACACCACAATGTAATACTCGCGCGCGCGCAACAAGTCGGCCCCGTCCATCCCAGCGATGGCTACATGGTTGGGCTTGGCGATGGGCGGTATCGGACTAGCCATTCTCGGGCTCCTCGGTTGGTGGGGCTTGTGGTACCTGTGGCACTTGTGGCACTTGCGGAATCAGTGGTTGCGGCTCCGGCTCGGGTTCCATCTCCTCCATCTTGGCAGCCTCGGCCCGTTTTTCCATGTCCAATACAGTGTCGGTCGAGTAGGCATCCCCGCCGAACCTAGACATTGCCACTTCCTCGGGGTCCAGCACTCCGTCTGCAAGGTAGACAGCGTCGGCCTCGGCCTGGGTTTTGCGCGTCTCGGCCTTTTGCTTGTCGGTTTCCTGCCACAACGGGTCGAAGCCGTAGCTCCAGTTTTCGGGCTCCTTGCCTTTGGTTGGACCATCCTTCGAAGCAAAGAGGATCTCCAGAATACGGTCGAGGGCCGGCCTCACCGTCTCTTCTTGCTTGGCTCGAATCTGATCGTAGAAGAACCGGATATCGCTCTCTCCGGTGGCATTGAGCCCGGCTGGGGACTGCCCAAACAGCAACGTCGCAGGCATCTCCGCGGCCTCCGCGACTCGGAGCATCAAGCGATCGATGGTCTCTGGCAATCCGCCCATGGGGGTCTGGGCCCGGAAAAAATCCTCATCCTCTGCATCGATCGGAATGGCGCGGGCCACCGAACGGCACAAATCCATTGCAACCATCCGGTCGAGGACCAGGTTTCCCTCGCTTTGCATGATGGCGTCCGCTAGGCCCTTCATTTTCATGACGGCCTGAGAGAAATCCTGGAGCAGATGGGTCACCGCAGACCACGAAATGCCGTAATCCTCCAGCGTTGTCCGCATCGCCGTGTAGATCGAATCAGCCCAGCCGCCGTTATATTGCATCCTCCGGTGGCTGGTTCGGACACCGTCAATTCGAATCACACGACTAGCGTGGACAGGCCAGCCATCTGTCACATCAGTGGCGTGTTGCGGCTCCGGCCGAATCTGGTACTCATCGGGCTCGCCGTTCTCCTCATCATCGAGGTCCCCGGTGACCACCTTGTTGATTTCGCATTCCCACCTGTCATAGACTTTCAAAAATTTGAGCTTTTTAATGTTGTCTAGATTGAGCGGCTCTGTCCGGTCGGAACCGTCGTCAACGGACATATAGATGAGCGCGCCACCGTGGACACGGGCCCAGGTGATGGCATCGGTGAGCCTAGCCTGGACGCTCAAGTCATCCAGAGCCTGCGAGACTTGCTTGGCCGTGATCAGCTTGTCGCCTGTGCTCGCCTCTGTCTTGACCTCCTCGCCCTCAACCGAGTCATCCACTTGAAGCGTTATCCACTCCCTGGTCATCTCGCGGGCCGGAAGCCTGGCGATTTTCTGGGCGGTGTGGTCGCTAGCATACCAGGAGTCAAACTCCTCGCGCGAGCCCTGGACTAGCGCCGGAGAAATCTGAGTCCCCGTGCGCTTGTCGCGAGATTGACCCAAGCCCGTGATGGTGCTTTTCCAACCATCTTGGCGCCTTGCTCTGGTCTCGGCTTTGTCTTCGGTGTCAACCATCTCGTCAGCTCCTACATCGTGGCCAGTTTTCGGAGTTTGGCCAGATTACTCGTAGAACACAACATGTGCGCGAGGGAAAGGGCATCCACGTCATCGTCGTGGCTCGCATCCGGAAAGCCTTCGAGGATGGCAAAAAACGCATCATTCCAAGGGCCCCTAACCACGCGCACGTTGCCAGCTTCGGCCTGCGAAGACACCGGCCCTGCATAGGTCACCTTATCCTTGCTGGCCTTGCGGGTCTTGACCGTGTAGCGGGACAGCATCCGAACGAAATACTGCGCATCAGACTTGCCGGCCGCACCTGGGTCTTCCCAGAAGCCTATCTTGCATTTTTGGCCATCGTAGGCAGCCGTGTTGAGAATGGCCCTTTCGACCCCAAGCGGTCCTTCGCGAAGTCGCACCACATGCTCGATGACAAAGGAGTCATCTCGCATCCTGCAATAGCGGACTCCCACAGTCCAGTCTGGATCTTTGTTTTCGGGATTCGGCTTCGTTGCCGCCTTGTCCCAGCACCGATATCGGTCAACTACGTTGCGCGCTGGCGAGCGTTCAATCATCTCGAACATAGACCGGCGGAAATAGAGTCCAGCCGCAGGCTTGATCAGCCAGTTTCCGCCAAGAAGCCTGGCCCGCTCAACCCGGGGCATCGCGAGAAGCTTGCTCTTGTACTTCGGATCAGCGTCAGTGAGGGCTGGATTATCATCGAGGCTTGAGGCGATGAACGTGATTGAATTGGGGGCCTCTGGGTCCTGTTCACAGATGTGGGGGGCCTTTTCCCGGAGTTCCTCCTTGCTGTCGGCCCAGATAAGCTCGTCATCCGAGTCACGAACGAACCACCGGATTACCCCAGAGCGCTCTGGTATCGGATAGCCGTCCTCGCCTATCCACCACGCAATGAGACCAGTCCCGTTGCGATAAAGGAAGGAATCAGGGTCAGGATTGCACGCCGCGCGAACGTATGGCTGGACTCCGCAGGATGATCTAGCTCTAGCGAACAGACCCCAAAATTGTTCCTCCTCAAATTGCTCCAGCTGATCGAAAATGATCAGCACATATTGCTTGGACAGATGAGTCGCGATGTCCTTAACGTATTGGAGATGTGAGAACTCGATGCGGGCCCCCGATGGAAACCGCCAGTCCATCTTGGGCGATTCGCGCGGGACACCGCCCACAGCGGGAAACAGATTGTGGGCCTCGCGCCAGATGGATCCCGGGCCTGTGAGCTGAGTCGACATGCGCCGGAAAACGACCGCGCCAAACTGCGGGTTGCCGACATGCCTCATTGCCTCCAGAGTAAGCGCAAAGGTTTTCCCTCCTCCAGCGGCTCCGCCGAAAATGACGATATCCGCAGAGCTGGAAAGGAAGGCCTCTTGTTTGGGCTGGGGCCGGATGACCCGGGCTGGGCTACTTTCGGCCATTGTCTGGCAGGTAGACCACGACATCCAGACCGCGCTCTCCCACTTGCTCAATCTTGTCGACTTGTCCAAGCCATTGCTTTCCGAGCCAGATCATCATGGTCTTGTCTCCGGCCTCGGCTGATTTCCATTGACGCCGTCGCAAACTGCATTTGCCACGGAGGCTCTTGCGGGCGATGTAGGCCTCTGCAGTCTCGCCGTGGACGCGCTTGCACGCTCGCGATAGTGTGTCGTCACTGATGCTAAGGACCTCCGCAATTTCGTCTCTGGTGCAATGAATGGCACAAAGGGCATCAACTTTTTCCCAGTCGATCTCCTTGAGTGGTCGGCCGCGGCCCCTTTTCGGGCCGGCTTTCTTCTTGGCTTTGGTCATTTCCGGACCGCCTGACCCCCGGTGAGCTGTTCCCAACGCTGAACGATGACGTCACAGTACCCCGGGTCAATTTCCAAGCCTCCGCAGCGACGGCCTAGCTTCTCGGCTGCGATGAGAGTGGTACCAGAACCGAGGAACGGGTCATAGACCGCGTCGCTTTTGTCGCCGTGGTTGCGTATCGGGCGGGCCATGCATTCTAGTGGCTTTTGGGTTGAGTGGTTGGACTTGAATTCGCCGCATCCTGTCCTATTGATTTCCCATACCGTGTTTTCTGATTTACCGCCTACCCATTTCGTATTCCCGCGCCTAACCACATACCAGCAAGCCTCGTGCTTCCAATTGTACTGGGAAAGGCTCATGTTGGCGTTATCTTTCGCCCAAACGATATGAGACCTCACCCACAGACCAGCCGTGTTCAGTTCTTCTTGGACCACAAGCGCTTCAGTCGGAGCGTGCCACACGTAGCCAACAAGGCCGTGGAACAAAATGAAAGCATCACCCCATCTGGCGCAATCGTCGTTTGTGACCGTTCCCCTACGCAACCCTTTTAAACGTTTTGTTGCGAAGCGGTCCGCCTCCTTTAGTTCCGGATCATACTCAACCCCATAGGGCGGGTCGGTCACCATAATGAACGGCTGAACCTGCAACGCAATGCTGGCCATCGCCTCATCCGTCGAGTCGCCACACACGAGAATATGGTCACCCAAAATCCACACGTCCCCGGGCTTGGTCACGGGATCAGCCGGGGGCTCCGGTATCGCATCCTGATCCAAGTCGCCAGATGGTTCATCCAACGGGTCAAGGTCAATTTTCAGGTCATCCGCCAACGCATCAAACCGAAGCTCCTCAAACTCGTCATCCGACATCCCGGCCCGAATCTCGCGAATGTACTCGTCAATGGTGTCATCCCAGTCCCCACCGATGTGCTTGTTGTTCGCCGCGAGGCTGGCCTCGTGCTCAAACGCTTCATCCCAGTCCACAATGCGGACCGGGTACTCCCGAGACCCGACCCAAACCGAGCCGTCGCGGTACTCTCCGCCCATGGCCTTAAGCTCAACGAGACGCTGGTGACCGCACACAAGTCGCTCGGTCCGCGAGTTAAACGTGATCCCGGACAAGTCCCCAAACTTCTCAAGTGAGCGGCTAAGGCCCTTCTTTTCGGCCAGGGTCAGCTTGCGCCGGGGATTCCTGGGGTTTGGCGCCAGGTCATCGATGGTTAGTGACATACCAATGGGATACCTTATCCCAGGCAGCGTGTCAAAACAGGGATACCTTTTTAGCCTCGGATGGGCCGCAAAAATGGACTACCGAGCTACTTGCACTGCCCCCATACAAGCGGTACAGAAGCACAGCCCGGTCTGGAATAGGCAGCTCCCCCGACGAGGCATGCGATTTTCGTATGGCGTTTGGACTAGGACCTAGTCGATACAGGCCGGGTCTACCACCCGTATACCAGATTCGCCCAGGGAATTCAGACAATCACGACACGACGCGGTAAACGAAAGCAGCCCAAAGCAAAAGGATCAGGGCCGCGAAGCCAAGCGCCAACCCCTCGCGGATGGCTCGCCGGCGGCGTTGCTCCGCAACAGTCCGCTTTCTCAACCGTTCCATGATCCGGTCATTTTCGTAGAATCTACCCACCGCGACGCTCCTTGGATTCTTCCTTGGCACAGTCCGCATGGAACCACCGCAGGATACCCCCGTCGTAGTAGCGGTCACCAGCCAAAATCAGTCCGCCGCATCGCCGGCAAGGGCACTCAGTCACGGCCGTCCGGAGCGGGTAGAGTGTCGGGTCTTTGCGCTTGCGCTCTCTCAATGCTTTTCCCCATGGATGACTTTTTCCAGCTCCTCGCCTATGAATATCCGCGTGTTTGGTCCAGGGAGCACTTCGGGGAGCATCGCAACAGCACACTCCTCGCCCGCAGCCCTGATATTCATGTCACGGCCACAATGCTGGCAAGTGATGAGCGCCTCATAGTTGAGAGCCAGAGAGGCGATTGCTTTCCGACTGACGCTCATGCCTACGCACCCGCATGAACATCTAACCGCGGCAATGAGCACTGCAACTGGCATTTGTTTGTTTTTGGTTGTCACTGTTCACCTTCTTGCTCAAGGCCCGGCCCGGCGGGTCGCCTTCACCGGACCGAGCCAGCCGCCCGCCATGGGCGTTTTGTGGCTGTCACCAGACCCCCACCGCGACAGCCTCGCCAGCTTCGTTCAGATACACCTGTTCAGTGCCCGAGTATTCTTCCTCGCGAGCATCGCCAGGACCAACGTCCGCAGCGCCAAATTCGACCTGCCACAGCGCATAGGGACGCCCGGGGTCCGATGGCTCAACCACGGCCTGCGACGCCCACGTCAGCCCAATGGGGCCATCCCAAGCATGGGCCATCCGCTCGACAGCCGTAGCCCCAGAGCGCAGCGGGGAACCGTCCAAAGCCACCCGAGCAAACGCGAGGCATGGATGAGCGCTGCAATCCACGGCGACCACCTCGCCATCGAGCCCAGCGTGGTCCAAGCCATCCGTCACCAAGCTCGCCAGTGTGCTCGGGAGGTCCTCCTTGGCCGGTGGTTCGTCATTCCCAACAAGCCG